GAAGCGCAAAGGCGCGAACAACTGCAAGCGATTAAAGAGGCGACGTTACAGGCCGCAGGGCGCAACGCCGCCGAAATTATCGCCTATATGAAAACGCGCCCGATCGAATACCAAACGGCGGAGGGGCGCGTTATTGCATATATGGACGGTGGCACATGGAAGACACAACTCATAACTAAATCAGAATAATATGCCTAAGAAGCTAGAAAGGTGCGTTGCTTCGGTCATGAAGCAAGGCGAAAAGAAAAATAACGCTTATGCGATCTGTCAGGCGTCGATAAAGAAGGCGGCGAAGGCGTCGAAGGCGAAAAAAGGCAAGTACAATGGTTAAGATATACCTCGACGCCGGTCACGGCGGCCTAAAAAACGGGCGTTACACGACCTCGCCCAACAAGCAATTCCGACACCCCGCCGCCAACGAATTTCACGGCGGCGGCTGGTTTTTCGAGGGCGTATTCAACCGCGCGTTGGTCGCCGCAATCGAAAAGCGCCTAAAGGAATTTAATACGCCTTGTTTGGTCGTATCACACCCGACCGATGATATCACCCTTGCCGCCCGCGTAAAACGCGCCAACGACGAGTACCGCGCGATCCGCACCTCTACGCCTTTCGCGCTGTATGTGTCCGTACACGCCAACGCAAGCCCGACCCACACCGCGCGCGGCTGGGAGGTCTTTGCGATCAATTCCACCGGACAAGGCGCGCGCGTCGCGACGCTTATGGGCGAAGAATACAAAAAGGCATTTATCGAACGTTTCCGGGGCGTAAAACAGGCGAACTTCTTTGTTTTAAAACATACGGTAATGCCCGCCGTCCTGACCGAAAATTTCTTTTTCGACCAAATCGACGACGCCCGAATGATGATGCGGGAGGACGTCGTTCGCAAGCTTGCAGACGTCCATGTAAACGCAATTAACAAGTATATAGATACGATCGTATGAAGATTATCATTACGGCCTTTTGCGCCCTTACGCTTACCGCTTGTGCCACAGTAAGCGCCGTAACATCGCCCATGCGCCACATGAAAGCCTGTCATTACAACTTTTTCGCGCCTAAGGCGGAGGCGAAGTATTACGACCTGATAAGGCAAGGGTATTCGCATAACGCCGCGCGCGACTCGACGATACGTTGGACGGGCATACTTCAGTTGAACGTCAGCTATGAATTTTTGGAAGAGTGCGTCTGTCGTCCCGAAAATTGCGATAACTATTTCTTGCAAAATCCGGACAATCACACACGAAAAATATGGCGCGAATGAGCGAAAGGGAAGGATGCATAATGACCTGTCTTATTGCCTTAGCGATTATGATAGGCGTTGTCATTTGGGGCGCGTATGATCTTATTTCGGGCATAATTAATACATGGAAATGAGTAGGCTAAAACGCGAATACGAAAGCATTGTTTTGGGATGTCTGTTGGGAACGGGGGCGCTTGTTGCAGGCATTGTGTATTTGATTGCGGTTATTTTTAAGAAATTAGGGTAAAACTTTGATATGTATTTGTTTTAGTATATTTTTGTACTAAATAAATAGTCATGGAAAAAATCATATCTTTTTCGGGCGGCAGGTCGTCAGGCATGATGTTGAAGATTATGCAGGATAACGGCATGATAGACGCAAATACGCACGTCATATTTGCGAATACAGGGAAGGAGCATTCGTCAACGCTAAAATTCGTTGACGAATGTTCAAAGCGCTGGAACATTCCGGTCGTATGGCTTGAATATATTGATACCGCGCCTTTCTATAAGGTTGTGACCTTTGAAACGGCGGCGCGTAACGGCGAACCTTTTGAGGCTATTTTAAGGAAGCGCAAAAACAAATACCTACCTAATTTATTCCGCCGTCTTTGTACCGAAGATATGAAGGTCAAAACGATACATAGGTATGTAAAAAACACCTTAAAAGCTAAACAATACCTTACCTACTTAGGCATACGCGCAGACGAACCAAAGCGCATTGCCCGGATGCGCGAACATACCGAAATGCCTTTAGTGGGCTTTAAGGTGACGAAAGCAGATGTAAAGCGCTTTTGGGAATCACAATCTTTTGATCTGAATGTACCAGCAGGTTTTGGTAATTGCGATTTATGCTTTATGAAAAGTAATGGTTACGCCGGTAGAATTGTGCAATTGATAAGACAAGAGCCGGAGCGCGCGGATTGGTGGATAGAGCAAGAGCGCAAAACGTCCGCTACCTTCATGAAAGGCATAACCTATGAGCAACTTAAACATATAGCCCTAAGTCAAAAGGAATTTTCATTCGACGATGAACCGGAAATCGATTGCTTTTGCGGTGGTTAAAATAAAAATACTATGCATATAAAAACAATGATTGACGGCGAAGTTGCGACACGATCAGGGAAGAAGAAATTTACCCTCCCTGCAATAATCGATAAAGACGGCAATGTATTCATTAAGGATACCAACGACGTATTTTGCGATGTTACTTCACAACAATTACAAATGGATTGGATTGATGATGTGAAGCTTTATACCTTGATTATAGACGATTTGACTAATAAAATAGGTAAAGAGTATATTTCATTTTCATCGCCGCTTAAAAGCGGAATACAGCGCTACTTACGCTATATGTACGAAGATCTCGACACTATTATTAATGTATCGTTACAACGGTCTGGGTTATTTTTAGTACAAAAGCGATATATATTTAAGACCTACGACGAACTTTATATAATGCGCGAAGAAGATGTTACCTACATCGCAACAACCGAAAGACAGACGTTTCTGCGAAAGATAGTATAATTGTTTTCATGACCCATGCAGCCCGCCGCCCTCTTACGCGCGTCGGGCTTTTTCTTTATCTTTGTAATAAAAACCATGCCCAAATACAAAGGCGCGCAAATAGGCGCAGCAAGCGCCAAAGGCAAGAAGTATAGCGCTACCCTGCCGTCGGGCAAGAAGGTGAATTTCGGCGCTTCAGGCTACAGGATAAAGCCCGGCACGCCCGCCGGCGATAGCTACTGCGCCCGTAGCGCGGGCATCGCCAACGCGAACGACCCAAACGCGCCCAACTACTGGGCGCGGCAATTGTGGTCTTGTCGGGGCGCGAAATCAGTCAGCAAGAAGCCCTTTTTCGGCAAAATTCAGTTGCCATAACACAACACTATAAAAAATGAAAAAACCAAGCACCGAATTATTGCGCGATACAATCATAAAAAGCTATGGTAATATTTCGATAGTCGCTAAATCTTTCGACGTTGCGCGTACAACGGTCATGAACTGGATTAAGGAGGACGGCATCGACGATGTAGTACAACACGCGCGCGACGGCCTGTTAGACCTTGCGGAGAATAAAATAGCGCAAAAGATTGCAGAAGGCGATACCGCTTGTATTATCTTCTTCCTCAAAACGCAAGGCAAAAAGCGCGGATATACTGAAAGGCAGGAAATTACAGGCGCAGACGACAAGCCGCTTTTCGACGGCGTTGAGGTGACGATCAAAAAGCCTTAATGAAGCTATCCATTGAAGCGACGCCCGTCTTTGATAGGTGCTTTCATTCGTCCGGGCGCATTGTCGTACATCGCGGCGGCACACGATCAGGAAAGACCTATTCCGTCTGTCAACAGCTAATCTTATGGCTACTCACCGGACAAATCCGCGCGAACCAGCGCATAGACAAAGGGCGCGCGGCGGTCGTCCGTAAATACCAAACAACCCTACGCCATACCGTCGAACATGACTTCATTTCTATATGCATGGAAATGGACGTCTATAAGCATATAGCCCACAACAAGACGAATAAGGCCTTTACCTACGCCGACCGCGAAGTTGTCTTTATAGGCGCGGACGACCAACAAAAACTCCGGGGCTTTCAGTGCGACATTCTTTATTGCAACGAAGGCAACGAACTCGCCTACGACCGCGAATTCTTCCAGCTATTCATCCGTACCCGCCACCTGACGATAATCGACCTAAACCCGTCCGACCCGTATGTATGGATAAACGAACGGATAGAGCAGGAACGCGCGCGCGACTATAACGACGTCGAAGTCATCGTATCAACTTACAAGGACAACCCCTACCTTCCCGTCCTGCAACGCGCGGAAATCGAAAAACTACAAACGTCCGACCCCGCCCTATGGCAAGTGTACGGACTGGGCGAATACGGCAAAATCGAAGGCCTAATCTATCCCGACTTTACAGTCATCGACGCCCTCCCCGACGCCCTCGCCCACCGCGCCGTCGGCCTTGACTTCGGTTTCGGCGCAGACCCCGCCGCCGCCGTCCTTTGCGGCGTCCAAAACAAAACCGACCTGTATATCCATGAAATCGTATACGCGCACGGACTGACCAACGCCGACCTTAGCGCCGAACTCACCCGACATGCGAACAAACAAACGCCTTTATACGCGGATAGCGCCGAACCTAAATCAATCGAAGAACTGCGCCGCGACGGGTGGAAGATACAGGGCGCGACCAAAGGCGCGGATAGTGTAAAGCATGGCATCGACATAGTGCGCCAACATCGCCTGTTTGTGACCGCGCAAAGCCTTAACGTCATTCGGGAACTACGAAAATACAAATGGGCGCAGGATAGCGCAGGGCGCGACCTCGCCCGTCCGGTGGACGACTTTAATCACGCCTTAGACGCCCTGCGCTATTACGCCGTCATGACCCTTTCAACCGCCCGTCGCGCCCTTCCAAAGATGCGTTAAATTCGTCGAGCATTGAGCGCAACAGCTTCGCCGTCACCGGAAGGCCGGAGTAAGCGCTATAAACGCCCTTGCGTTCGGTCGCATGGGCGTAAAACTCTACTTCTTCCCTAGACGGCCTGTTGCGCCCAATCAGGACGAACCGCGCGCTTTCAGGCATAACACCGCCCGGCGGCGCAAAGCCTTTATGCTGAAGGTCGCGCAATAGCGCCTTACGCCGCCCCGCCGTCTCTTTCGACAGGTCGCATTTGTAGGCATAGATCAGTTTATTCAGACTGAAGTCTATTACATTTTCGTAGCGCGTTTTATCGCGCAAAAACGTCTTTTTACAGGTGACGCAATACGCGCGGTCGCCTGAATGAAGTTTCGTTTTCGCGCTATCACAGTAGTAGCAAGTTGGTGCTGTCATCGTTTCGTATTTGCGTGCAAGGTACGTAATAGGCGCGTCTTCGCCAAAAATCATTTATTTTAAAAAAAGTAGGCTTAAAAGTTGCACGGTATTATTATTGCCTTTACCTTTGAAGTATTAATTCACTTTCAAAATTCAAACACATGGCTGTTTTGATAAACTTAACCCCGCACGCCATTAGAGTCAAAGAAGGCTACGATGTAACAACCTACCCGCCAACAGGTGATGTTGCCCGTGTAACAGTGAGGAATGAGCAACTAAACCCTATAAATGCGGCGGCGGTAAATCGTCCCGTTTACGGCGCGGTAGAAGGCCTGCCTGCTTATCAAAAAGAGGGTATGTTTTACATTGTCTCCATGCTGGTACGCGCCGCCCTACCCGATCGCAAAGATCTCATTTCGCCGGACAGCGGGCCGACAGCCGTCCGGACGCCCGACGGTCAAATCGATTACGTCCGCGGCTGGTTGAGCAACTAAATTAATAACCACGCCGGCGGCCTAAAAACCGTCGGCGCAAAAATCAGAAACATGAAAATCATTAATGCACATCAACTTCCTTTTTTGCTTGATCGCAATACCAACACTGACGAAGTATTAAAAATCAGTATCGACTATGGCGATATTATGCTTATAGAGTTTCCAGACGGACAGGAAATTGCATTCGGCGCTTCAGAGGCGCAAATTGATTGGTATAACAACTTACCCGAACCAATTAATCCAAACGAAGATAAAGAGGGCTGCCCCGGCTGTCCTTTCTGTGGTATCGCCCCCGAACCGGGTACACAGCACTATGAAGACATGCTTTGTATGTACCCAGAATTTTACCAAACCGAAATTGAGGCGCGCAAATCCCTTGCTGAAAAAGCCGCGCGCGCTGAAGCCGAAAGGCGCAGCGACGAACGGCACGCATTAAAAGAACGCGGCTGGGAAGCGCCGCCCGTCGATTTCACAACCTTTTGCAACTGCGCAGGCGGCGCAAATCCGGGCTATGATGCTTACGGGCTTGCGGGCGCTTACTGCGAAAATTGTGGGTGTATCATCTAAACATCGTACAACGATACCCCCCAAAAGCGCCCCACCTAAAAGCCGGGGCGCTTTTTCTTTTTTCGCGTATCTTTGTAAGAAAAACGAATGAATATAGAGCAAGCCCGCGCCCGAATCGCCGCAATCATAAACGGCGCGCGTCATCCCGAATACGACGAAGTCCTAGAAATATCGCGCCTATCAAAAATCATTCACGCCGACGAATCCGAAGACCTTAGCGAAGAACTGCGCCGCTATCGATCGACTGAAAGCGCCGAAATGCACTTACAGCGCCTTCGCGCCTACAATCCCGTCACGCGCACGCTATTACAACCGACCTATTCCTATACCCAACATATCCGGCGTTCCGACAGCAGGCGCGAAATGGTGGTACAACCGAACGCGAATGTAGCCGCCGCCGTTGGGCGCAACTTCGAGCGCTTTTACAACGACATGACGCTTGTAGACTACCTTTTTAGCGCGGTGGACTGGGCGAACAAATACGATCCAAACACATGGGTAGGCTTTGAGCGCGAAAACGTGCAAAACGGCGTCCAAACGCTTGTACAAGTCTATCCCGTCGAATTTTCGGGCAAGGAGGTGGTGGACTTCGCAATGACGCCTGCGGGCAATACGCGCTACATCTGCGCCCGACTGAAGTACGACGAAAAAGACCGCGACGGGCGCCTTGTTGAGGTCGAATCGTATTTCTTTTATGGCGCGGGCTACATAATTCGCGCGGTAAGTAACGAAAAAGCGCCTGTACATACGCAGATCGACGCCGAACTGTTTGAGGCGCGGACATTCGTCGTAAACGGACGCCCGACGCCCTTCTTGTACCGCGAAATCGAAAACGGCACTACGGAGTGTCCTTTCTTTCGGGCGGGCGCGTTTAGGCACGAGCGCCACAACGTTTGTGAGATGCTGGTACAGTCCGCCGTCCCCGTCGTGCAGGACTTGATACGCGATACCAATTTCTTATCAATCCATAAAGCGCTACACATCTTCCCCGAACGCGCGGAGTACGTGCGCCCTTGTACGGCGGTCAACGAGCAAGACCAGCCGTGTATCGGTGGGTATTACAACGGTGTTCGCGACGGTAAGCATTTGTGCGGCGCTTGCAATGGGACGGGGAAGCTTACCGCGCGGACGGAGCAGGAAAAGATACAACTCATTTGGGAGGACAATATGACGCCCGAATCCTTTGTCGAACTCAACAAACTTGTGCATTACTTCGACCGTCCTTTGAACGTCACTGAATTTTATGTACAAGAAATCAAAAGGCAACAGGAACTCATATTCGCCACAACCTACAACCAAAATAACCTGATACCGTCGGGAGCGCCAAAGACGGCCACCGAAGTGACGATACAGGCGGACATGATAAACAACGTCCTTGTATCGATCGCGCGCCGAATCGAAGTAGGCTTTGAGCTTGCCTACCGTATCGCCTTTCAATACTACAACGCGACATCGGGCGCAGATGCGTCACTATCTTTCGGTAAGGACTTTAAAGTCGTTCCGCTTGACCAACTGGTAACGCTTTACGACGCGGCGAAAAATGCGGGCGTTCCGCGCATGGTGTTAAAGGCGATTGAGGCGGATATGGTTGAAAAGGCCTACCCCGACTGGCCGCAGTATCGCGACGAAATAGGCGCTATCAATGAATACAAGCCTTTCGACGATAAAGAACCCGCCGAAATACAGGGCATCATCCTTTCCCGCGCTTCCGACGATCCCGCGCGTATACGGTGGGAAAACTGGGCGGAAATTGTGCGCCTGATACAGCGCGCTATCCGCCCGCGCTTTTTCCACGAACTAACGCCCGAACTGCGCGACCAGATTATAGACGCCGCGACAACGACCGTACAGGCGCAGATACGCAACGCCGACCTTATTCCTGACGTCGGGCAAATGGCGGACTTCGGTATTGAGGACATGACCGACGACAACGACGACAATAACGCATGATCGACGACAACGCGCTAAAGGTGGCGAAATCGCAACCTTTAAAAATTAAGGCATGACGGATATACAAATAATCAACCACACGAACGACGCCCTTATCGCGCGTTTTAGCGCCCAGATCGAAGGCATTGCGAAGGAACTAACGCGCCGCCTTCTGTCTGCGCTAATAACGGGCATTATAGGACTGAAGTACAAGAACGCCCGCGCGACCTTTACGATTGAAAACACGCGGGCGGCAGGGCGGACGTTGCGCGTTGTGGGGCGGACGGTCGCCTTAACGCGCGATGAACTGTTAAAAGAACTTCCGCGCCACCTGGTGGAAATCTTTGTTGCGAATGAAAAATATTTCCAAGCCCAGGACATAAACCTGTCCGAACGTGCCCGACGGCAGGCGATTGCGCGAATACTGCTGCTATACGGTTACGACGAAAAGAATAAGCAGGTTATTCCCGGATCGCAGTTAGAGCGCGTCCTCAACCTAAATCCGGTCGTTGTGGAAATCGGAAGGGCGCTAAACGCCGGATTAGGGGCGCAGGATAGCTTTGAGCAACTGCGCGACCGCGTTGTACGAATCATAACGCCGCCCGACCGCGCTAACCTCGCAGAGCGGCTTATTACGCGGTCAACGTCGGAACTATACGCGCAATACGACCGCGAAACGAAGAATCAAATCGCCGAAATCGCGGGGGCGCAGTCGGTCGCGATTTATGCGGGTACGGCGGTCGACGATACGCGCCCCTTCTGTATGGCGCGGTATCAAAACTTTTATACGAAGGACGAAATACTGCGGTGGGACAATCGCAGGTGGGTAGGGAAGATATCGGGCGTTCCGGTCGTTGTGCAGTGCGGCGGCTATAATTGTCGGCATACGCTTAACTGGGTGACGCCGGAAGTTGCCGACAGGATGATGAAGCGTTACGGGAAGGTATTGAACGAATATAGGCCTGTGCCGGGCGGGGCGACGTCGGGCGGTGGGGCGGTGTTATTGACAGGCGCATAAACGGGGGCATAAAAAAACCGGACGTTTTGGGCGTCCGGTCTTGGAAATATGTAATCTATGGTCAAAAAGGCGGATAATAATTCAGATGCGCCTGCGCCCTTTTGTGCAGGCGGCGTTCGTATTTATTCAGAACGTTAGGCACGTCGGGCGCTTTGGTCAGCATTTTGCGATTTAAGCGCTTTGGCGTTTCGCGCCTGTACGTATTGCCGCCTGTTGATACGTGGCAGTATTGCGATAGGCTTATCGTCGAAACAGGCGCGGTAATGCCGTCGTATGGATTTTTAAGATACATATTCATTGGTTTGTTTTTTGAGTTTGATATAATCGTCATAGGTCTGTAAGCTGTCCTGCCACCAATCTGCGACATCTTCCCTTGTGAAAAGATGCGTTTTGTATTTGTTGAAGCTTTCCCAATAGCCTCCTTGAATTTCTGGCTCTGAATGCCTGTAAGTCAATGTGCCGTCACTATCGACGGTACGAACGGCGCAATATCCATAATGCCACTGTGTTTTCAGATATTCTTCTTTAGTCATCACTTCGATTTTTAAAAGTTAATTATTCTTCGCCTTCCGAGCCTCCGCGACCACCTCCGCCATCTTCGGAAACTTTTCGGCGTTCTCCAGCAAATACGCCTTTGTAGCGCCCAACGCCGCCTCCGCAAAATCGGCGTTTCGGCGCATAGCGACCAACAGCAGCCCGGACAACATTCCTGTATCGCCTTTTATTTCGACGTATAATTGTTGCCTATCTTCGTTCGCCTCTAGTAATATATGGGCATTGTTTTTCTTAGACATTCGTTAGACATTTTTTAGACGTTTTTTAGACATCGCCGGACGCCCGAAAGCGCCCGGCGTTGTTGTTTAGCGCTTGATATACGCAATGAAATCATAAATCTGCGGATACCATTCAAAGTAAGTCTTTTCCGCCGCTGCGCCC